GGCCAGCCTGATGGTCACGCTGGCCGGTATCCAGGTAAGGCAGGTTGTGGAATCCGGTCCGTACCAGAACGAATCCTGACACGTGAGTGTCAAGGTGACGGGTCTCGACCTGTCGATGACTGGAACAGGTGTCTGCCACACGGTCGAGGGGGTCGCGTGCTGGCACGTCGTGAAGACCAAAAAGGTGAAGGATCTTCGCCTTCCGGAGATCAAGGTTCGGATCCGAGAGTACGTAACCGGGTCCGACCTGGTCCTGATCGAGATGTTGCCCCCGAGCATGAAAGGCGCCGGGATCACGGGGATGGTTCAGGGCATTGCTCGGGACCTGCTTCTGGAGCTAGGAGTGCGGTACGCGGATCTGGGCCCGTCGGCCCTGAAGAAATACGCGACCGGCAAGGGCAACGCGAGCAAGACGGAGATGGCTCTAGCCGCTCTGAAGCGCGGCAACCACGAGTTCTCCGACGACAACGCGTGCGACGCGTGGTGGTTGTGGGTCGCGGCGAACGAATACCTGGGGGCACCAGTGTTGTCACTCCCCCAGATCCAGCGGGACCAGTTGGCTAACATCGAGATGAAAGGGTAGGTCGTGGGGCTGGAGGACAGGAAAGAGCAGATCCGTAAGGAGATCGCTCGCAAGGAGCGATACCTGGAGACGCTGGAAGCCATGCCGGATTTCGAAGCGTTGAACGACGGTTCGATCGTCGCGATGGCGGTCACCTACGCGTCGTCGAAGCCGTATGCGGTTATCGCCTACAAGCACGGAGAAAAGTGGAGCGTCACCGGGTCCCGATCCCCGGATGCGGTCAGTTCGGACCACCTGTCCGAGTGGTTGATGAGTCAGGGTCGGCACCTCCGGTCCGCAACCGTGGTCGCTGAGTTCACCCTGAAGCCGGTCAATCCGCAGTTCGACCTTGGGACAGCGATGCTGGAAGCGATGAGAGAGTCTCGGTCTTCCGTCGGCTACGGCAACCTGGACGGCTTCTGATGACCGGTGAGCCCATCCCTTACTTCCCGGCGGACGTCGAACAGGCCGAGCGGGAGAAGCAGGAACGGGCGGCGCGTGAAGCGGGCCAGGTAGCAGAGTTTCTGGCCCGCTCCGGCGGTCGCCGGGCATGCCCGCATCCGGCGCACCGGTTCGCTCGGCCCCGCAATAGTCCAAGCGAATTGATCCTCCCCGAGTGCGCCGGACGTGGTCCGTGGCTGGCCGCGCGCCGGGACGGTATCGGCGGGTCCGAGGTCGGTGCCCTGATCGGGGTGAACGAGCACGAAACCGCGATGTCGATCTGGCAGAAAAAGAACCGGACCGGCCCGGACGTCGAACTGACCGGCGCCCCGATCGAATGGGGCCACCGGTTGGAGGACGTGGTGGCTCAGAAGACCGCTGAGGAGATCGGATTGGTCTCCCGGTTCGGGGGCGGACTCTGGGCGATGCGCGACAAGCCGCACATCCGGGTGACTCCGGACCGGTTTGCCTGCAAACCCCGAAGCTGGAAAGCCGAAGCAGTCATCGAGTGCAAGACCGCTGGGGATGACGAGCACTGGGAGTCCGGCACGATCCGTCCGGGCGGCCACGGGACGGGCTCAGCACCTCTTCCGTACCAGGCTCAGATTCAGTGGCAGATGGGCATTCTAGGCCTACCCGTTGGCTACCTGGGGTGCTTTCACATCGACCGATCTCGACAGTTCTTCACGGTCGAGGTTCATTTCGATGAGGCGTGGTTCGACGAGATGGTGACCGCTGGTGACCGGTTCTGGACCGACAACATGCTGGGCAATGAGATCCCGCTCCATGACTACCGACACCCGATCACCGAAGACCTGATCAAGACGCTTCACCCCAAAGTGATCCAGCCTTCCACCGACCTGCCGGACATGGCGGAGGAGTGGTTGAGGGACTACCAGCGGGCCAAGGTCGCGGCCGAGAAGGCGGAGTCTGAGTTCACCGCCATCAAGAATGCGTTCCGGGACTGGACCGGCGATGCTGGTGCGGCGTACCTGGGGGAGGACAAGATCGTCGGGTATCCGGAAGTGTCGTCCACCCGGATCGATGTCGAGGCCCTGAAGCGGGATTACCCGGGGGTCGCGGAAGCGGTCACCGTGAGGTCTTCGTACCGACGGATGACTATTCGGGTGCCCAAGAAGTACAAGCTTTCTGACGTGTAAGTGTCAACATTGCGACATTACCGGCTAGCCTGTAACGTAGCTGTTGCTGGTCCGGCGGGTCTGCACGTGGATCACCGGACCAGCAACGAAGTCCCGGATAGGCAGTTGTCAACCATCTAACAGTCGGTCTTCGTGCCGGTGTTGGAGGTGGTGACCGTGGTTCGAGTCCACGGCGGGGCACACGCGAGTGGACAGGACGAGTCGCGTAATCCTGAGCTACTGAGCAAGGGTGAAAGACCCCGCTGACAACCTGGAAAGACAGGTGGTTCTCTGAGCGCGCCGGGTGCGCGACGTCTGGGGGTGAATCCCAGCGGTAGGTCGGTTCGAGTCCGACCAGGGATACGAGCGGTCCGAAGTTCGCCCACGACCGGTCAGACCAACTCAAGGCGAACGCCCCATGCGACCGGGGTTAAGAGGGTCGATGCGGAAAGGCTGGGTGTCGGCTTACACGAGTCGGGTAGGACCGGCGAGGCACTGCCCCAAGCCCAGGGCAAAGAAGGACAGACAGCCCGGAGAGACGGGTGGCCCGTCCGGGGCCGAGTAACGACGGAACCGGGCGGGTCGTACCGACAAACCACCCAGCACAACGCACAAACCGCAGAAAGAGGCTCCAACATGGCTGCAAGCAAGACCGTCAACGCCACCTCGTCCGACTTCGACGACGCGGAGAACCTATTCGGTGCTTCCCAGGTCGAGGCTGGTTCTGGTGACTTCGACGAGGCGGACGACCTGCTCAACACCGTGCAGGAGGACGATTCGGAGGGCTGGGTCCCGACCGAGAAGAACGAGTCTCTGTCCGGGATCGTCATCAAGATCGGCGAAACCCGCTCGGACTTCGCGGCCAAGGGCGATGACCCGATGGTCCCGACTGTGACTGTGCAGACTCGCGACGGGGACAAGTACCGCGTCATCGGGTTCGGATCGGTGCTCAAGCGGGAGATCCTGGACGCTGACCCTCAGGTTGGCGACCTGTTCGCGGTCAAGTACTGGGGTGAGAAGCCGATCAAGAAGGGCCCGTTCGCGGGCAAGATGTACAAGCACTACTCGGTGGCCGTTCGTAGGGCCAAGAAGGCCTGACCTTCTACCCTCCGGCCTGTCGGTAGTTCGCTGCCTGAGGCGATAGATCAGGGTTTGGTCGGAGGGTTCCCCCGTAGTTCCACCAGTCTCGTCCGGCCGGATCCTTCCCAGGACCGGCGAGACATCCCAGAACCCGCCCGGTAGGTGCAACTGCCGGGCGGGTTCGCCTTTTCCCCAGAGAGGTGACAGAGCTGTGTTCAAGCTGGACAGTCGCAAGATTCCGAACGGAACCGTGTTGCTCATGGGCATCGGGTTTCAGAACGTCGACGACGAACCGGGCGGGGATACCCGTGGCCGGACCAACCCCAGGACGTACACGTACGCACTGCTCAAAGCTGGTGGCCTGTGGTATGTCACCGGTTCCGGCAAGGCCCCTCAGGCGGCGGGCTGGGGCGCGATCGAACGGTGGCTGACCAAGGACGGGAAGGTGGTGGAGTGGGTCAAGGTGATGACTGCGTCCACCGATCTATGGCCCGCCCCTTCCTCCTCGGTTGACACTTCCCCGGCGTCTGAGTAACCTTGCAGTCATGACGACAACGAATGATCTGGTAACGGCTGCACTGGCTGTTGCCGACCTCTTCCGGGATGGCGACACGCCGGACCACCACGAGATTCGGCAGCTGGTTCGGACGGCCGACGCGTACCGGATGAACAAGGACCATGCCTTGGACGGGTGCCTGATGTGCGCCGTTCGGACATTGACTGAGGGTGAGCCGAAAACCTGGAACCCGGATGAGCCCGCGAGCGTCAAGGGCGTGGTGATTGGGATCGGTACTTTCGCCAGCCAGTACACCCTTTGGGACAACCCGATCCCGTTCGTGGATCTGTGGCTGGGCGGTCTTAACCGGGTCCGGATCGAGGCCTACGGAACGACGCTCCGCAACGCGATCGAGAAGGCTGACGTCAAGGTCGGAGACACACTGACCGCCGAGTACCTGGGGTTCGGGGACATCTTGACCGGCAAGTACGCGGGCAAGACGTACCGCAAGTACACGGTGGGCGTGGAACGGGGTCACCACTGATGCTGGGCCTACGCCCGTATCAGCGTCGGACCCTGGACGCTATCGGGAACGCGGAGCGCGAGGGGTTGAAACGCCCACTGTGCGTCCTCCCCACGGGAACAGGTAAGACGGTGGTCTTCTCGCACGCGATCGCCGAGCGGGCCGACCGAGGGCGGTCGCTGGTCCTGGTCCACCGGCAAGAGCTGACGGACCAGACGGTCGAGAAAATCGCGATGATCGCACCGGAGCTACGTACCGGGATCGTCAAGGCCGACCGGAACGACCTGGACGCGGACGTGGTGGTGGCCAGCGTGCAGACCGCCAGCCGGGACCGGCGGCTGGCCGAACTGATCGAGTCCGGCCGTCGGTCCCCGTTCGGCACGATCGTGGTCGACGAGGCGCACCACGCTCCTGCACCGACGTGGACCAAGGTTCTTCAGGGTATGGGCTCGTTCTCCGAGTTCGGCCCGTTGACTCTGGGGTTCACGGCCACCCCGGAGCGGGACAACGGGAAGACGCTCGGGGTGTGGGAGCGAGTTGTCTATTACATGTCAATTCGTGAAGCCATCTACGGCGACCGTAAGAAGGGGGAGGAGGGTGGGTATCTCGTCCCGATCCTTCCGGCCGTGGTGGTCGAGACGAAGATGGACATGACCAAGGTTCGTAAGACGGGGGGCGACTACTCCGATGGAGACCTGGGTACCGCCCTGGAAGAGGCAGGGGCGATCGAGCAGATCGCGGACGCCTACAAGGAACACGCCAGCGACCGTAAGGGCGTAGCGTTCACGCCCACCGTGGCGACCGCACACCACCTCGCTCAAGAGCTGTGCAAGCGCGGAATCGTGGCGGAAGCCGTGGACGGTGGCACCGATACGGAGCTACGTCGTGCGATTATCGGCCGGTTGCACACCGGCGCGACCCAGGTCGTGGTGAACTGCGCCGTTCTCACCGAGGGCTTCGACGAACCTTCGATCTCGTGTGTCGTGGTGGCTCGGCCCACCAAGTTCCACGGGCTGTACGTCCAGATGGTCGGCCGGGGCACACGGTTGTTCCCTGGCAAGAAAGACCTGATGGTCCTGGACATCGTGGGCGCCAGCAACCGGCATGAACTGGTCGGCGTGGTAGATCTCGGGCTGGACCTGGACGACCCTCGCACCAAGCCCGGGGAGGACCC